ACTTGTACATCATCTTTATAATATTTAATATTAGCAGTAGTGACACCACTAAAGATAGAATCATACCTCAAACCGACATAATTTTCATTTAACTCTAATGTATAATGAACTACAGTTTTACCATCTTTTAGTGCACCAGCACCTAAAGCTTGAAGTGTCCAAGATTTACCAATACCAGCTGGAGCAACTATAACACCAAGTTCACCTACACCCAAACCACCATCCATAATATCATTAACTACATCCCAAGGCGTATTAATTGTTATTCTTGCTGATTCTTCAAGTCTTAATTGTAAAGACTCTATATAATCTTGTCCTAAATCTCGTGTAGTACCAGCTTTCATAGCTTCATCTATAATAGATTTTATACCATCATAATTTTTATTTTCTAATAAATCTACAGATTCTAAAATAGCACTTTTCAATGTTTGATTTTTACAAAAGTCAAGTGTTTCTGATTGTACGAATTCTAAATCTGTAGCTTCTATATTTTTCCATACTTCTCTTAATTTATCTACAACACCAGATTTTAGTACATCATCATCTATTTCATCTATTTTATATTTTATAACTTCAAGTGTTGGTTGTTTTTTATACTCATAATAATATTCTTTAATTGATTTAACCAACCACTTATTTGAATCTGAATCAAACATAGATGGGTTCAAAATATCACTAATAGTTTGAATAAATTTTACATTCCCCATTAATGAAGCTATAATCTTTGATTGAAATGATGTTCCAAATTGTGTTAGGGTTTCACTCATTTTACCACCAATCGTGTAGTCGTTGCATTTGTTTCATCACTTTTTTCTTCTTTTTTCTCTTTGGTCTTTTACCCATCAGTTGCATCATACCCTCTGGCATATGTTGTGGATAAATTTTCTTACCAGATTTATGATATTTTACATTCAAAAATTCAGAGTGTAAAACTATATTAGCTCTCTCGTAGTGTTCACCTGCCATCATTTTTTCCAATACTAAATCCATATTTATAAGACCATCCACTCTACACTCCTCCTTAATAGCATTAACGATTTTTATGAGAGCTTGATTTTCCTCAGCAGTTGTTAAAATTGTAAAATTAGCAAGTGGATAAACATTCTCAACACGATATCGCCCTTCTACTAGTTCTCCTAATTTACCATCTTCTTTTACCTCGAACTTCCAAACCCCAGTCAAGTAATCATAAATCATCAAAGGAATAAGTACTTGACCCAATGGTATAAAATGTTCAATATTATAAACTGACTTTGGTGTTCTATTATCTAAATCTATTATATTATTTCCATATTTATCTTGAATTACACCTAAAGCACCTGAAACTCCACCGGTCGGGAAACCTTTTCTTGCTCTACCAAAATCTCCCATCAACATACCGGTAACTTTTTTTATCACCGAAGTATCCTCTAATATTTCTTCACTAAGTTTTGAGATATCTGTTTCAGTTAATTCAGGATGTGTCGTTGTCAAATTATATCCATATAATTTTTTTGTATTTCTTTTGATAGTGTCTTGTTTTCTTTTTTCCATTGAAGTGACATAACCATCAAATCTTAATTGAAGATATTGTAACGCCTCATAGAATGAATTTTTTTCATTCTCAGTATGTAATACCCCAAAAAGACTATCTTTCATAAAATTGCTCATATATGACTCTTTTCTGCGTAATGATTTAATTGATTAAAATTAGTAAGTAACCAACTATCGACATTAGGAAGTGCTGTATATAATTTATCTTCTAAAAACATTTTTTGAAACTTATATTTTACTAACCTATTAATTGGTTCGTTAACTCTTTCTATTATCTTTGTTTTTGTAGAACCAGAAATGTCCACATCAGATAACTGCATTAATTTGTAATTCAATTCTATAACATCTTTTGCGTCTGGTAATTCTGTAATAACCTCATCTATATTAACTATACGATTTTCGCTCAAAAACGGTAATTTTTTTTGTATTGTTTTTAAACCTAATCCTTTAACTCCAGAAATATTATCTGACTTATCACCATCTATAACTCTATACCAAATATAGTTATGAGATGAAATACCAAATTCATCAAGTACAGATTGTTCGTCATACATTTTCTTTTTAGTAGGACTCCATATTTTTATCCTACCATTTGCTAACTGAAGAAAATCTTTATCAGTAGACATAATTGTAATTTGAGATTCAGTAAGAACTTGTCTACATAAATAACCAATCGTATCATCAGCTTCAATATTATCATACGATAATACAGTTATAGGAAGAGCATCTAAATACTCAACCACTCTTTGTAACTGCATAATCATATTTTGTTTCTCATCTTCTTGAGAAGCAAAATCATACGCACGATTTACTCTGTATTTAGTTTTACGATTTTGTTTATATTCTGGATATAATTTACGGCGACGGGTAGACCCACCCTTACCATCAAACACTATGATGACACGGGTAGGTCTAAACATATTTATGGTATAACCAATACTTCTTAGAAAACCAACTATTCCACCAACGTGAATACCATCATCGTTAGTAGTCGGTATAACACTAAATACTCTAATAAAAGTATTTAAGCCATCTATTATAAGTACTTTATCATCAGGTTGACCACCGTCTAAAGACCCACCTTTTTTCTTTATTTCATCGAATATAGAAAGATATTTACTATTACTCACTATCTTCCTCTTCTACAACTACATCATCGATACCGAAATTCTTTTCATATTTTAGAATCACTTTATCACAGATTAAGTTATAACAATACTCTCTGAAATCCTCGTCTTTAAGTTGTTCACTCCAATCTTTAGATTGAAATTTAAGTTCTTTACCCTCGTGATTATTCATCGTATACCAGGCTCCACCTTGTTTTACAAGATTGTGGTCTTTCATAACTTTCAACCAACTACCCTCATCATCAATACCACTTTCAAAGTAAAGTTCAAAATCAGCGTGTCTCATTGGAGGCCCTAATCTATTCTTAATAACTTGAGCTCTCATTTTCATACCGATGTTATTATTCTTTTTATCTTTGATTTGACCTGTATTCTTTAATCTAATACGAGTTGATGCGTGAAATGGTAATGCTTTTCCACCACTTGTAGTCCACGGGTCTCCAAACATTACACCAAGTTTTTGTCTAAGTTGATTAGTGAACACAAGAGCTATCTTTTGTCTACCAATCATTTGAGTAATCTTTCTCATTGCTTTTGATAGAATGATTGCTTTTGATGTAGCCCAACCATCTTTATCAAACTCAGCTTCTAACTCTACTTTAGTTGTAGCAGCGGCTAGTGAATCAACAAGAATAGTTACTAACCTATCTTTATCTGATTCACGAACTTTAACAACTATCTCTTCAATAGCTGAAAAAATATCTTCTACTGTTTCTAAATGTAAATACAACATACTATCTACATTAACACCAATAGAACTAAGAAACTCAGTACTAACGGCGGTCTCTGTATCAATGTATACAGCAACTCCACCTTTCTTCTGAGTCTCAGCTAACATATGAGCTCCAAGTAGTGATTTACCACTTGATTCTAGTCCATTCAATTCTGTAATACGACCAACAGCAATTCCACCGTGAGGTTTATTTGATATTGCTAAGTCTAACATAGTAGAACCTGTAGATACAAAATCTTTTATATCTGTAGGTGTAGTGTCTGTACCATCTAAGAAATATGCTACTTTCATATCCTTAAATTGTTTGTTTATAGTATCGGCTAAAACACCAGCTAATTCATCTCTAGTTGACATAAATTTTCTCCAAGTTTATTGTTAGTAACTTGGGGGAGTATCCAATAGATTTAAACTCCCCCTTTTTTTTATTTAACTATTGAATAAGTCATCAAACGCGTCTGATGTTTCTTTTTTATCATAGGAACTAGCAGGAGCAGTTTCTTTAACTTCTTCCTGTTTAGTTTCCTCCTCATTTGATGAATCACCGTTTAGGTAACTATCAAGTGCTTGAGTCAATTCATCATAAGAACGTTCTGTATAAATTTCAGTAATATTCTTTTGTGATTCATTGATTGATTCAAGAACAGATGCGTCTTCTGTAATTGGAGTTTGATTTGGTTTTACTCTGATTGATGTTGAAGGAAAGGATTTACCTGTCTCTTCGGCTGTTTTGAACTCTACAGCAACATCACGACCATTTACTGAATCTGTGATGTCACCATAATCTGGGTCTGCGATAATGGATAACAGTTCTTGATAAACCGTCTTACCAAAACCCCAAAACTTAACACCTTGATTTTCTTCACCACGTACTATTACTGGAGCAAAAGTTCTCATTTTTGCTTCAATTTTTCTACCAAGACGATAGTCATCTTTTGAACCAGTTGATTTGAGTTTTTGAGCAAACTCTTCAATCGGGTCAGGACGACCAAATGAAATTGGTGAAAGATAGTTCTTACCACCTAAATCATAGTGAAAGTACAACTCAATGAAAGGATTATCAGCGTTAAATTTGTAAGGAACAATTCTAACTACCTGTGAACCAGGTTGAGGTTTCCAAAGATTGGAAGTACGGTTATTTGTTGTTTGAAGTTGATTAAGACGATTTTTGATTGCGTTTAAATCCATTTTTTATCTCCTATTTTTAATTAGTTAATTAGTATTTTTTAATCAAGTATAACCTTGATATGTAAATAAGTATAATCGATTTTTCGAAAATACAATTTTATTTTTCAGTATTATCCCAAGTTTTAACATCCACTATGGTATAAATTCTTGTTGGTATTTTATTAAGTCCTTCTTCGTTTGTGAGTAATAAAGAGTTCTTATAATTTTCCCACTCTATCGGAAATGTTTTATCTAACTTACCACCATTCAATTCACGAATTAAATCATTGAGTGCGTTAATTGTGTAAAGTGTATTTGTATTCTTTTTTCTATGAAGTGATATTGTATCTGGAATACCTTGCATAAAATCTTCATCATACTCTACATTATAAGTACATATTAATTGGTGATGGTCGTTTTCATTCTGAAATACATAAATTTTATTAAAGACTATATCATTACATGCTATGATAACTTCAATAGTCTCGTTAAAATGATTTCGTTTAGTGAATGTACATAGTAATTGTGTTTTCATTATTCTTCACCCAATCCTCTTTTTAAAGCGTTTATAGCTTTTTCTAATTTACTCTTTTCTGTAAATGTTGAACCACTACCCAAATCATCTCTTAATCTTTCTAAATATGATATTGTATTTCTAACATCTTCTTCGTTAGAAAAATCTACATCTTCAGCTTCTACATCATCTAATATACTACCAGCTTCACCCTCTATGTACCTCTTTTTATCTTTATCTGGCCAAGTATTAATATCAACATTACCATTTTTAAAAGCTAGACCTCCGAATATAGTTTGACCCATTTCCATAGTTGGAGCTGCGGTTACACCTCTAGCTCTTGTACTGAGTGTAAATAAGGGTTTTATTGATTCCTCAGGTGGTGGTGATGGATTTTTAATTCTCACACCCACAACTGGTTTACCCTTTTCTTTGGTAATAATCATTTTTTCTTTAATTTTATCTTGAAGTGATTTTTTTAGTTCCTCTTTTTTTACAGGGTCTTCTTCGTTTTTCCACTTTTCATAATCATCATCTATACCAAACATACTAACAAGTGCTTCTTTTTTCATAGACTCACCTTTAGGTTTTTCACCATATATAACTTCAAGACTATCTAATTCATCACCAGTTGTACCAAATAAAACATCGTCTATATGAGTTTCTTGTGATACTAGTTCTTTAAACTTTTCAGAGTTATCCCCTTGTGTTAACATTTCATATATATTATCTCTTAAAGTAGTATCCATTTTTCTTGATTCAGAATAGATATTACCCACACTATTATCTAAGTCTTTATCAGATTGAGCGAAAGCGAAAACAATCTTTTTAAGGTCATTTGGTTTCTTTTCTGCATTAACAACATTATCATATAAATCATCACAAGTAACATCTTTAATATCTTTTTTACCAGATAGTTGAGCTATTTTAACTAATCTGTTTTTCTTTGGTAAAGTTTGGTAACCAAATAGTTTTTTATAACCCTCATCACTCTTTTTAGCTGCCTCAAATTTTTCACACACTTTTTCTTTAACACTTGGTTCATTAAATTTATCTATATTATCATCGTAAATTTTCTTTTTAGTATTCTTATACCATTCTGCAGTAGTATTTTCAGCTAATTCTATACCAGAATCTTTTGAAAACTGTTTCATATTCTTGTCTAATCCACCACTATAAACAAAAACTTTGAAATCTTTTTTTAGTGAAATACCGATTGTTCTTCCATCCTTTGTTTTAACAAACATATCAGCTGACGTACCGTGTCCTGTAGAACCTACTAATTCATTACCCTCAGGTGTATCCCAAGCAAAATCGTCAACTTTTTTTATTCCGATATTTTCTTCAACCCAATCTAAACATCTTAAACCAGAGTCAACCCATTCTGGTGTTAGTAGAGCTTTTTTACCATCTTTTGTTGATTTTGCTTGTTTTAGTAATTCTTGTCTTACTTCTTCTCGTGAGTCTTGGTAACTTTTACCCTCTTCTTCCATCAACTTTTTTATTTTTCTACCAGCATATGTTGTTACACACTCACCAGTTCTTGATGTCGGTGTTCCCGCTCCACCTTTTTCTTGTGGGTCACCCTCATACATAAAAAGTTGAGTTTCTACTAACTCAACATCAGCTTGTGTTAACTCTGTTTTTTGTTTAGGTGTTAATTTTGGTTTACTGTCTTTTTTAGTATCATCACCTGGTCGTTCAAAGTCATCAGGGCCACTTAATTTTGTAGGGTCTTGTTTTGGTTCATCATCTTTTTTATCAGGTTCCTCAACTGGTTCTACCGTTCCCTTTTCTAACGCCTTATCCAATGAGTCTTTAGTTTTGAAATATCTAAGTCCACCATCTTTTGTTCTACCCTTGAATTTTGTTTCTTGTTCACTGAGATTATGTATAAACTCATCTATAACTTCAAAGGGCCATTTGTTCTCAATCAGTATTTCAGAAAGATGGTATAAGTGTGTAGAATTATTTGGATTAGGTTTACCATCATTTACACGATATGACCACTCTTTTACTATTTTGTTTAAATCTGTAATCATTATTAACCCTTGTGAATTTTACCTTTTCGTTCTTTGAACCATTTTCTAAACTGAGCTGGTGAACCAATAGTTATTGGTTTGTTACCACTTGCTGTTGACAATAATTTTTCTATCTCAACTTTAGCCAATGTATTTTTATCCAACACTCTTTGCATCACAAACATATCTATTATCTTTGTATCATAGACAAGAAGTTCATTCCACCAAGAAGTTCTTTTATTGTGTTTAGAATCAATCAAACTCTTCTTGAATAGTTTTTTATGTTTAAGTAAAGTTTTATTTGCTACATCAATATAATCTTTTACATATTTTGCAACTACAGGTCCTACTGCTTTTTTAGCTTGTTCTTTATACTCATTATATTCAAGATGATTAGGATCAGTTGAGGGTAAATCCATCCATCTATCGTGATATTCTCTTTCTATATCAATCATTTTTCTATCAATAGATTCATAATCAATTTTTGCAGCTTTCAAAGCATTTGTCCATATCATCTTATCCTTATCAAACACGTGAAAAGAACTTACCCATCTACGACCTTGTTTATCAGGTGTTGTATCAAAATCCATAGACTTCTTTGCTAATAGATGTCCCTCTACAAAACAAATAATAC